GAGAAGCTCCCGAAACACCAACGAAGGAAGAAGGTGTAGGAGCTGGAGAAGCCGTATTACCTGGCGGTGAAGCTCCTATGGTTGAATAGTCTATTTAAGGAGAAGATACATGTCACTCAATAAGACTGGAATAGCCGGTAAGATTAAGACAGTAGTTGCTAGCGAAAAAGAGTTTGAAGATCTCAAAAAGCAAATCATCAACACTAACAGTTTGGCAAGATGTGTCAAGTGTGGTAAGCTTCTAGCAAAGTTAGATTCTGATTTGGTTAGCATAAAAAGAAAAGATGTTGACATAGTAGCTCAAGTGCAAAACATGAAAATTAAATGTCCAGTTTGTCAAACGACTAACCAGATAATTTAATATGAAGAAGAGATCATTGTTAGCTGCAATGGACGCAGAAAAGTTTTGTCAAGCAGTAGAAGATTGGATTATTGACAACGAATGTAACCCCTCTACTCCTGAGGAGTGGGAGAGATGTTTAACTGACCTCCTTAAGAAAGGAGAGGTACAGTTTGTAGGTAATGTTGGTGAGGGAGACGTTGGAGAGTTCAAGCAGGAGTTGAAAAAGGACTACGACGTCAACGAGATTTAATTGGTAGAGATTGCTATGGATAACATCAAAAACTGGATCATGAAAACGGCTGAAGAGCTTGGAGAGATCGTAGACGACGAATCCTATAAGACTAAAGATGGTCGTTCCATTAGTTTTCATGATGAGGCCTACGAAGAACTTCGTAAAAAAGCTACAGATGGACAACTTTCTGATGAAGTTGCTACAGCGGTTTCTGAAATTGAATTCCTTCTTGATACGGCTAAGGTTGCTACAGCTCGCATCTTAGATAAGATGGAAACTAAGGAAGGAGCTACAAAAGGCATCCCTGCAAGTCCCGCTGCTGTTGAAAAAGATCTTAAGGCGGTTCCACCACCTCTTCCATCTGGAAAGGATCCAACAAAGATCCCCGGTAAGATCAAAGAGCCTGAAACAACAAAGTGGAAGGAGATCCGTTTCAATAAGCGAACAGGAACTTGGCAAGTCGTAATCACGACTCGTCATACTCGCAATTTTGCTACCGAAGATGAAGCTATTGACTTTACTCGGAAGGCTAGTCTTAAAAAGGAAGCTGGTAAAGGTAAAGTAGAGCAAGTTCCTCCTTCGGACGAAGAAAGCGACAAGTAACAGCTAACGACACCCGAAACTGTCCGACAAAAATATTATATTAATCTATTATTTATAGACGGAAGTCTATTATACGCCGATAGTTTTACGATTTGAAACGATTAGGGCGACATTATTTTGTCGCTCTATTTCTATTTTTGGAGAAGATAATGGATACGAAAGACGACAAAGAGAAAGACGGTTCTCCTGAAGCACAATTACTACGACTGTTTATGCAGAAACTCATGGGCAAAGCTCTTGACTATGGGCGTATGTCCGGTATGTCTGATCGCAGTTTTGAACAGTTCCGTAAAAATTTGAAAGACGACTACTATCAGGCGCTCGAACATTTCACAACACTCATTGACGAACTAGCTAAACCTCAGGAGTAACTGGACTTTAAATGCCTTTACTAAAAACTGGCGTTGCCCTACATATAATTAGAACTGGTAGCTTTACGGGTGTCGCCGAAGGTGTCGAACACATAAAAAAAACTCCGCCTCAGACTCACAAAGAGGGGGAGTTTATTTATTTTGCGACAAAAGCTATAGCTGCCGACATTCCCAACGGCAACGGCGACTTCTTCCCTTGGGACCACCTCCTTGAAAGCTACCAAACGTTTATCGGACGTAATCTTTTTCTTAATCATGATTCTAGTAGCCCCCGTAATGCAATCGGTAAAGTTCTAGATGCATATCCTGTCGTAGATAAGGATACAGGGGAGAGATACATCGAGTGTCTTGCTAAGATTGATGCTGTCGCCAATCCTGATTTAGCTAGACAGGTTTCTACAGGAATTTTAGACGCTTGCTCAATGGGTTGTAGTGTAGAAAGCTCTACCTGCTCCATCTGCGGTCACGTTATCTATTCTGACCAAGAAAGAAAATGTCATCACATGAGTAAGGGTCTTCTTAAGGAGTACACGACTGAGATTGACCTTCCAGAGTATAAAATTGTGAAGGGTCAGAGAATAAAAGCTTTCGCTATCAACAGGGGACTAAACTTTACGGAACTGTCCGTGGTTAATGTACCCGCATGGGATAATGCAAAGATTGTTCAGGTCATAGCAAAACTAAGAGAACGAATCGCTCAGGATCCAACCGCTGCAGTGGTTCAAGATTTGGAGGATTTACTCAAAATGGCTGAAAAACCAAAGGAAGAAGAGGAGAGTAAGGTTGAAGTTAAGGCTGAGGAGGCTCCGAAAGAGACTCCGGTCGTAGAGGCTCCGAAGTCGGAAAGTAAAGCCCCTGTAACTGAGACACCTACTCCCGAAGCACCAGTTTCGGAGGAAACTCCTGAGCCGGTAGAGGGGAATACGGAGTCTCGCTTGAAAACTCTTTTTAAGGAGAAGCTTTCGGCTCTAGATTATATGGATATTGCAGATCATTTTAAAAATAAGACAAAGAAGGTAGAAGCGAGTGAGGAGACGGTGGATGTTCCGACTAACACTACTCCTGATGCGCCTACACCTGAAGCTGCGCCTGCTAATGCTAGTGCAGAGCCTCAAGCGGAGGATAAGCCTGTTGACGTCCCCGAAGAGGCTGAAACTAAGATTGAGAAGGAAGCTGAAGTTGAAGAGCCAAAAAAGGAAGAGGTTCCAGTGACAGCTGAAGAAAAACCAGAGCGAAAGCTCAAAGCAATCTTTGTTTCTAAACCAGAAAAGGACGCGTCCTATTGGGTAGTTACAGAGGATGGACGTCCTACTCTCAAGGCCACACTCGGAGCGATCTGGGGAGAACATCTAAATGAAGTTGATGATTATGCATCGTCAACAGATTATGGTGAAGCTCTACTACAGAGAGTTCGCGACGAGGGCGTTGAAAAAGTTGCAATTTTAACAAGTGCTACTGTTTACACAGAAGCTGCGAAGCCGCCAGAAGGTGCGGCAAACGGTGTTGAGTCTCCTGTTAAGCCTTTCACAGGTAATCAGGGACAGACAATGCCCGGTAATGAACCCGCAACATCTGCGAAGATGCGTAACCCTAAGTGGAAGCCACCTGCGCCTAATAAGGCGGACGTTGCTACTGAGAAAAATCTCATGGCCGAGCAGGAAAAGATTGTTGAGGTTGAATCTGCTCAGGAAGAGGGCAAAGATCTTGAGTCTAAAGATACTGGTCCTGCTTCACGCGGTCCTGTTGGTCCCGCAGGAGATAAATGGCCTGCTGGAAAGGGTGTAGGATCTGATCAATATACTCCTGCCGGTAAGATGGGTAAGGCTAAAATGAAGAAACTAGAGGAGGGCGTTGATATGTCAGGTGGAGATACTGGAAAGGCGTCCGCAGGACCTTCTCCCGCTGGTGGAGATCAGTCCCCTTCTTCTAAGAGTGTTGGGAAGAGCCAATACAAACTACTTGGACCTACAACAGGTCACAGTGGTGTTCAGAAGGAGGCTGAAGAGAAGCCTATTGAGAAGAAGGCCGATGTTCCTGTAGAAGTAGAAACTCCTGTAGCAGAAGCGGCAGAGATGCCCGCAGAGATGCCCACAGAAGTTCCCGAAGCTGAGGCTCCGGCAGAAATGCCTGAAGCTGAAGCTCCAGCAGAAGCTCCTGGTGAACAGTGTCCTTATGATGAAAAGGGTGACATGGAGAAGATTGAGCATATGAAATCAATGCTTGACGCCATGGAAGCCCGCGAAGATCTCGCAAAACCGCGTGATGTTCTTTCGAAGGCTATGGAGAAGTATGAATCAGCCGCAATTAAGGCTGATGAAAAGAAAGCCAAGGAAGATGAGAAAGCCCAAGCCGTAACTGAGAAGGAAGAAGCGGCTCGAGCTAAAATGGAAGAGAAGGCTCAAAAGATGCGAGACAAGGTAGAAGCAGATATTTCTAAGATGCTACCTAAAGAGTCTGAGGATGAGCCGGAGCAGGAAGTAGCATCTGAGAAGGAGGCTGAAGAGCCTAAAAAGGAAGAGAAGGAAGAGGAGAAGGAAGCTTCCGTGGAGGAGAAGGTAGAAAAGGCCTCCGAGGAAGAGTCTAAGGTTGAGGTTGAGGCAGTTGAGGAAAAACCTGCCGAAACTGAAGAGCCTAAGGAAGAAATTTCGAAGGAAGCTGAAGCTGAAGAGCCTGAAGCGGAGATTTCATATCGTGAGCGTGAGCTAGAGGCTCAGTTGACGAAATTAAAGCTTGAACAGTCTCTACGTGCTAAGGCCATTCGTTGTCAGGCAATTGTAGATGAGATGATAGATAAGAATCTCATTTCGGCCGAAGAGAACGATGTTCAGATGCACGTACAGTCAGGGCTTCCCCTATTTGACGCAAGAGCTGCAGCATTCAAAGAAGCGATCGACAAGCAATGCAGAGATCTGTTAGCTATGGACGAACACACGCTGCAGGCATTCGCAAAGACAGTGAAACGCATCCAAGATAAATCCGACGCACCAAAGCCCAAGGGAGTATTGAAGAAGGCGTTTAGGCTTCAGTACAACGAGCACACTCAGGAAGATACATTCCTTGAGGATGTATTTGGACAGATGGGCTCTCAGAAAGGGCGTACAGAGTAAGTCTTAGTCCTCTAGCGAAGTGACGGAAAAGTTAGACTTAAGATGGTACCTAATCATCTGAAGGCAAAACGAAACGTAAAAGGTAGTAAATCAACTATACCTATAGGAGAATAGGATGGCAATAAGAATTCTAAAGGAGGTCAGCCGAGATCAGGGTCGTGCACCCGCAACTGGTGTTAGCATCATTGCTGGAATGCCGCTTGAGCTGGTTGATGCGGATACAGTTCGTCCGTACGATCAGACCGACGCAAACGATCAGGTTTTTGGTCTAGCTTCTGATAGTAACATAACGCAGCCTCTACAAGGGGCTGGGGGACTTACTGTAGGCGTGGGATTCGATTATACGAATTTTAACCGCGGTGGTCTCATTGGTGCCTTCTTGAACGGTGGTGTCTTCGAGTTGTACAACGATGGCACTGGTGTACCGTATGAGGCAGGCGATACCTACAACCTGAACGAGAATGTGTATGCTAACAGCTCTGGTCTTTTGACTTCGAGTGCTGCTGGTGATAACAAGCTCGTTGGAACGGCACTTAAGGTGGTCGGCGCTCCGGTGACTAGACTAACCATTAAGTTGCTGATATAGAAGGGGGGATAAAATAAGCTATGGATAAGGTAGCTAAAGAAGAGCAGGTTTACGGCATTAACCTCACCTCCCAGCAGGTTGAGGAGCGGCTTACCCGGCTGATGAATTCACCGGGTGGACTGCAGAAGATTGCGCAGCAGATGCTTTCGCCTCTGAAGCGTGATCTATTGTTCGAAGGACGTATCCGCCAAATTTACCAGACATATAAGTTGGCTCTTGGTGAAGAGGCAGTCTTCGATGCTGATCTTGATGTTCCTGCGGCTCGTATTAGCGTTGAGGGGCTTCCTGAGCAGCTAGAGGTAAGGTCTGATCGTATTCGTACGGAGACTTCACCTGTCACGTGTCGGCCAATGGTTCGTTGGAACGAATCAAACTTCCGTAAGTTTGATATCTTGAACCGGGCGCAGGAGCGTGGTAAGGCTTCCATTCAGTTCCAGGAGGATGGACGCGGATTTGCACTGTTGCAGTATGCATCTGGGTTAACGAACCAGCCGGAAG